TCGCCCTCGCGCGTCGATTTGACGTCTGTCATCTTGTAGTCGGCGGCGAGTTGCGCGACCGTGGCGTCGGTGCGTTTGGTCGAGCGATGGATGATGGCTGGGGAGGCGATCATCTCCTGCAGATCGGCCTTGCACCGCTTGATGCGGCAGCGCGGCTCGTCGTCGAAGCATTCGCTGACGCCGTGCTTAGGGCAGAGATAGACGCGCAGGATCGCCATGGTATGCCTCTAGACAATCATCGGGATTTTCGCAGAGGTAGAAATATCCAAACACGCCGTCGAATCCCTCATCGACGAATTCTACCCTGATGCCCTTTTCCGGCTTCGGGTAAATCAGCCTCTGGCCGTCGCAATCGCAGTACATCACGGGAAAGCCGGTGATGTCTCCAGACTTGGCGGTGGCGCGATCAATCTCCTCTCGCCTTACCTTTATCAGACGGTGTTTTAGGCATTGGCACTTAGACAAAATTGTCCTCCCCCGCCTCGGCCAGTTGATGGATCAGCTTGTTCTTTGAATCGTTGGCGCACTGGTGCTTGCAGACGTGCTGCGGGTTGAGGCCCTCGAACACGGTCTTGGCCTCCTCGCTGAACCACAGATCCTTGAAGCTCTGATGCTTGATCGAGCCGATCGCGCCGTGCTTGGCGTAAGCGGTGTTGTGACAGGCATAGACCACCTGGTCGGCCCCGATCACCGGCACGACCTGCATGTAGTGGCAATGCGTGTAGGCGCGCATCGGTGAGTGCGACTCCGACTCGACGTCGTAAGTCGAGTTGATCGAGAAGCGCTCGTCGATCAGGGCGCGGGCGCGCTCCATCTGGCGCTGCACCTCCTTCAGGATCGGCGCGTGGTAGCTGGCGATCTGCGGCACCCACATCGGCGAGAAGCGCACGTTCTCGACGCCCAGATCCTTGAGCGCGCCGGCGAACTCGGCGATGCGGTGGTAGTTGTTCTGGTGGACGATGAAGTTGACCCCGAGGTCGCAGCCCTCGTCCTTCATGGCGGCGAACTTCTTCAAATTCATCAGCACCATGGCGAAGTTCTTCTCGGGCACGGCGCGCGAGGCGGCCATCTCGGCGGCGCTGGTGTAGTCGATCGACACCCGCACCCATTTGGCATGCGCGAGGACCTCGGCGCGGCGCTTCACCAGCATCTGCCCGTTGGTGATGATCGAGAGATCAATGCCGTGCTCGAGGGTCTTCTCCATGAAGGCGACGATGTGGGTGTGCATCAGCGGCTCGCCGCCGCCGCTATAGGTGACGGCCTTCACCCCCATGTCATGGAAGTCATCGAGGATCTCGTGCATCTTCTCGGCGGGCATCACATCCTGCTCGTGCATCTCCTTGTGCATCCCGCTCTGGATGTGGTTGGCGCGGTCGCCTTTGCGGAAGCCGGTGGAGTAGGCGCAGAAGAAGCAGGCGTGGTCGCAGAGGTTGATCGGCTTCACCCGCACATAGATCGGCGCGGTGATGCGGCCCGCGAGCAGCGCCTGCAGCTTCTCGGGAAAATGCGCGATCTTCATATCGCTGTAGCGGTTGTGCTTCATAACAGATCCTTGTGCTCCACGATGAGCGTGGAGATCCCTTTCTTCTGCTGCTGCGCCGCCCGCCAGTAGGTCTGCCGGATGTCGGTGCGCGGGACGTGCAGGTCGCAGATCGACAGCGCCTTGGTCATGTGGCGGAACGCTTCCATCAGGTTCTGCGTGTGCGGCGCGCCGGTATAGAGCGGCTTCATCGTGTTGCCGACCACCGCCCGTATGATCACCGCCGGCATGAACTCGCCGCGCGAGATCGTCGCGATCTTGTCGAGGTGGTTGACGATGGCATCGCACGCATTGGCCATGAAGTCCATGCGCTCGAAGAACACCAGCGGCTGGTAGCCCTTCAGCGAGATGCCGATCGCCATGCCCAGCATCAGGTTCTCGGCGATGATGGTGTCGACGATCTGCTCCTCGGCGACGCCGGCCAAGGTGCCGTAGGCGCGGCCGCGCCTCAGCCCATAGCCGACGAAGCGCCGCATCGGGTCTTCGGCGAGGCTGAGGTTGGCGGCCGTGATGTCCTCGCGGTAGGTCATATCAGTCCCCGGTCCTCCAGCGATTCGAGCGCCTCGGCGACCGAGGAGACGTGCTCGACATTCGGGAAGTAGATGCGCTCGGGCTCGAGGAGCAGCAGCCGGAGCTCGACGCTGTGGCGATTCCACACGTTGAAGGTCGGCCACACCGGCCCGGTGGCGTTGCCGAGGATGAACCGGCAGCGCAGCGAGATCGCGCCGATCGCCGTCACCGGCAGCGGCATGGTGCAGGGCACGTCGTAGCCGCTGCCCGCGGTCGTGACGATGCGGTAGCGGCAATCGATCAGCTTGCCGATCAGCGGGTCGAAGTCCTGCACCGAGATCTGCCCGCTCTGCGGCGGCGAATTGATGACGAGGAAGTCGAAGCTGTGCGGCACCGCGCGGTTGATCGCCGGGCAATCCATCAAGAGATCGTTGGGCGACTTGATCGGATTATTGACGCCAATATCTTTGGACAGCTTGTCGAAGAACTCGAGATGAAAACCGATCCAGTCGTTGCGCTTGGGGTGGCCGTAGAAGCCGCCGTTGCGGTTCTTCCATACGTCGATCGAGCCGGGCGGGGCCTTGCCCGCATCGAAAAGCTCAATGTTACCAACGTCCTCCACCATCAACTCGAGTTGCTTCAGATAGGGCTTGTGCGCCCCGTGGCGGAAGTGGGTGTCGGGATTCTGCTGCGCGACGCGGCGCAGGTACGAGAGGTGGATCGTATTGTCACCGAGATGATAGTTGTTATGGGTCACGATGGTGTACATCAGCGCGGCTTGAACACGATCTGGTTGGGCGTGCCGTTGCCCGCATGCGGATAGGTCGGGACGTAGTTGTAGCGGACGACGCAAGCGGGCCAGTGCAAGCGGAAGCCGCCCGAGCGCTCGACCACGGTGGTCTCGGAGGCGCGGTCGTTGTCCTCGATGATGAAGGTGCAGGGCAGGTTGTGCCCTTGCACCATGGTCACGGCCTCGGCGAAGTGGCCCTCCTCCTCCGCGCCGTCGCCGACGAAGCACCAGACCTCCTCGTCGGAGCCCTCGTCCTTGATCGCCTGGGCCACGCCCGCGGCAATGGCGCACGTGCCGGCGAGGATCGCCGAGGTGAAGAAGCGATGCTCGCGGTCGAAGATGAACATGCTGTCGCCCTTCTGGATGCTCACCTTGAGCTTCCACGGGTCGATGCCGGCGAGCAGCGCGTGGTAGTGGCTGCGATGGGTCGAGAACACCCAGTCGTTGTCCTCGACGTTGCGCTTGAAGAAGTCGATCAGCCAGTCCTCGTTGCCGCCCGAGAGGTGCATGAGGTAGGGCAGCTCGCCCGCTTCCCACAGAACGGCGATGTCGTTCTCGAACTGGATCAAGGCTTCCTTGGTGTATTCGATCATCGTGACTCCACGCCGCATCGGATCAGCGAGCCCGAGTGGCCGCCGTCGGCGTTGTACTGACTGATTTCGGCGGCCCAGAATGCTCTTTGGCAGACCGGACAGCGAAGCCCTTCCGCCCTGGCGCTCGGCTTCTCGCCGATGATGAAGCGCATCCAGCAGCGGGAACAGGTGGTGGTCTCGTCGCTCATCGCCGCGCGCCCTCGTCGGCATAGATGCCGATCGCCTTCAGCCATTTGCTGACGCTCTTGTTGGTGCCGATCTCCATGGCGGTCTTGCCGATCTCGACCCGCGATTCGGCGCGCGTCTTCTTGGCGTAGATCAGGCTCGACTGCACCTGCTCGGAGAAGGCGGCGCAAGCGAGCGCCGCGGCGATGACCCGGTCGTCCTTGCCGCGCCCCGGCGCGCCCAGCCGCCCGTCGTGGCGCATCACCGTCTTCATCTCCTCGAGCAACTCCATGGAGAGCACCTTCATCATCCCGCGCTCGAAGTAGTCCTTGAAGTAGGCCAGCATCCGCTCCTTGCTGCCCTCGGTGGTGAGCCAGCCCAGCGACATGGTCGGGCCCGACATCGAGTCCTGCTTGCGCCAGATGTAGTGCGACATGCCGGCGAGGACGTTGCACAGATCGTGGCCCTGCGCGCCCTCCAGCATCGACGCCTTCTGCTTGATGCGCTTCAACTCGGTGATGGTCGGCTGGCCCGGCCCGTTGACCTCGAGGTTCAAGACCGAGTTGCCGTAGGCCCCGGCGAGATGCGCGATCACCCAGGCGAACTGGTGCGGCAGGCACTCCGACGTATTGAACTCGGCGACCTGGTCGAGGCCGTCGGCGTAGCAGCGGAACACCGAGATGCAGAAGCGGTCGGCCCAGTCGGAGGAGCCGTAGGCGGGATCGGCCCCGATCACGTAGTAGGCGTCCTTGACCGGCTCCTCCCAGACCTTGAGGGTCGCCAGCCGCTCGGTGGTCTTGGCGACCGTAAGCTGGTGGAACTCCGTCGTGAACTCGTAGCGGTAGCAATCGGGCCGGGTCTTGACCGCGGTCTTGGCTTCCTCGGTGCAGCGCGCGGTCGAAAAGAACGAGGTGCCCGTCATGATGAAGGCGTAGTCCTCGGTCGGCGGGAACTCCTGATACATCAGCGCTTCGTCGCGGAGCCCTTCGACGGTCTTCCAGCGCCACCAGGCGATTTGGTTCGGCGTGATGTCGTAGTCGTAGAGGGCTTTGATGTCTCGGGTCCAGTCGCGCTCTTCGGCGGTGAAGCGGCCGTCCCAGTAGGTTTGGTAGATCGGGCTGTCGTGCGGAGCCGCGTAAAACTCGTTGCGCCACCACCCGCAGAAGATCGCCCTCTGGGTATGAGCGCGCTTGGCGGTGGTCCACATGTCGTAGAAGATGTTGAAGCTGCGCGCCGTCGACTCGAAGACGTAAAGGCGGGCAGGGTTCTGTTCAGCCAGAGAAGCCAGCAGCGAAGCCAGGCCTTCCTCGTCGCCCCAGGAGGAAGTCTCGGTCCCGTGGAGATAGGTGATGCCTTTGCCACGACCCAATGATCCTTTCGATCGGAGCCCGGCCACCTGATAGAAGAGGCGCGAGCGCGAGGCGAGCTCGAGGAGGTTGCGGTTATGCGCCAGCACCGGGATCTTGTAGGCGTTGGGCAGGCCGGCGATGTACATGCCCAAGGTCGACTTGAACATGTCCCTGTTCTCCTCGGTGTCGGTCACCAAGGTCGATTGCAGGCCGGGATGGGTGAAGTTCCAGTAGAGGTCGAGCGCCAGGGTGACGGTGGTGATCCCAAGCTGGCGGGCCTTCAACACCACGAAGAAGTGGACGTCGTCCTCGATGCCCTTGCCGATCTCGCTCATCACATATTGCTGCGAGCCCATGAGGGGCCACAGCGAGCGCAGCCCTTGCTCCTTGGTCTCGATCTGCAATGCGCGGCAGAAGCGGTAGAAGCGCTCGAGGCTGAACCCGGTCACTTACGTCCCATAAGCTGCGCCATGGTCGGCGGCTTGATGAAGTCGCTTTTGAGCGTCGGCGGCTTGATGGCGGGGTGACGCTTCTCCACGGTGTAGGTCACCAGGTGGATCAGCCGCTCGAGCGTGCGCTCCTCGTGCTGCTCCCGGCTGTGCATCTCTCTCGCACGCCGCTCTCTCTCGCGTGATCGCTCGCGCGCCATGACGTGCTTGACCGTCGACGCCGTCCTGCCGACATGCTCGGCAATGCGCTGAAGGGGCCAGCTCTGGTTGTACAACTCGACGATGAGGTCGATCTCATCCTGCGGGATCTGCCTCGGATTGTAATAGTTCTTGCTCATCGGATTCCCATGGCATGGTGTCGCCGTACTTGCGGTGCATCAGGTCATTGCCTGCCGCGAAGTAGGAGAGCGTGGCCGAGTTTGGCGACGAGCCGACACGAAAGCACACGGTCGGCTTGGTCACCCCCTTGAACTTGGGAAAGAGCTTGCTCAGAAGCTGATAAGCGTCGCGATCCCGCCCGAAGGCGTCGGAGCAGTATATAGGAGCAACAGTTCGGAAGACGTGCGTCTTTGCGATGACGGCACACGTATCGACAAAACGATGACCGGGCATGTTCCAAACTTCGTGCTCTTCGCCAAGAGCTTCGCATCGATCTTCAAACACGTATGTGCCATCAGGCTGATGGATGGAACGGTGAGAGTAGGCCCAGTCGAGGCCGTCCTTCTCGATGAGCTTGACGAGGTTGGCCACGTGGTCGCTGCGGAACCAGTCGTCGTCATTGAGGAACCCGATGAACGGCGCGGTCGTCAGGAACGGCGCGGCCGCGATGATACGATTGCCGTACCACGTTCCGCCACCAACCTTCTTCGGCCAGTAGGCGAACGCGACCTTGGGGTACTTGTTGCGGAGCAGGCAGTATTCGGCGAAGGACGTGGCCCCATCGCAGACCACGATATGCGTGCAGGGATAGGTTTGCTGGGCGACCGACGCGATCGCCTGCTCGAGCTCGGGCCGCCAGAGGGTCGGCGTGATGATCGCGACCTCGGCCGTCATGCGGCTTTCCGCTTCCTCGGCTTCTTGCCGAAGCTGCGCGGCTTGGCGGCGCTGCCGATGATGGTCACCGGGATGCCGTAGATCGCCGAGAACAGCCGCATCCGCAAAGCCGACGCCTCGGTCAGGGTCGGCGCGCTCTTCACGTCCTCGACCACGAGGTCCGACAAGGCGTCGCCAATGCGGGCCTGCTGGTAGCTGAAGTCCGGCTTGTAGTGGCCGACATGGACGTCGTTGACCACGAGGTTGAAGCGCGGGTGGATCTCGAGCCCGACGATCTCGCCGGCCCGGGCCAGCAGGGTCAGTTCGCCATAGCGCCGCGCCTCGGCCTGGCTGTCGAAGACATGGCCGTCAATGCGCGCCTTCACCGCATGGAACTTGTTGGTTCTAAACGGCATTCGGACTCTTCCCGGTAATCGCCGCAATCATGCCACGATCCGGCCACAGGGGGAAGACATCAGGAACGCTTGTTGACACTGCTGACAGTTCTCCCCCTGTTCTATCGCGGACGGGGCGTTCTTTCGTTTATTTCGTTATCCTGCTAAAAGGGTGCGGGGACCTGATCGGGCGGTAGCATGTGCTTCTCCGCGCTCTGGCTGGTGCAGACCCTCGTGTGGCTCGTCGTCGTGTGCGGCGCGGTCGCCATCCTGATGATCCTCCTCCCCATCGTCCTCGGCTGGCTCGGCT